CAATAAAATCTTTTGCTTGTTTAGGACCCAGATCATTGTAAATAGTGTGAATAAGACCCTTAGATGTCTTTGTAAATATACCTTTATCTAAACTTCCAGATATTAATTTTCCATTTTTAATAACCACTTTATTCAAATAGTCGTCTGAATTAGTATCATATGAAGAATTTTTCATAGTGAGATTAATACTTTCTGGTATTATGTATGACATAATATCTTTACCAGACCATAACTTTACTGGTTCCCCTTTAACATTAATTTCCATAGAACTTTCAGGTATTTCTCCATTTAACATTTGCAATCTTGTTCTACGCATATGTTCACTATTCCATACTTCTTCAATAGTATGGTCACGTAAGTTCATTGCAATACCGTCTTGCTTTACAAGTCCTGCTTCTTTATCATCTTCTTTACCTGCACCACTGGCATTAGCAGTACAACAAACTCTAACATCTCCGTTAGGTCGTGTTGCTAAATGTATCCAGGGCAGTGGGCAAAATGTTTTACTCATTTAAGTCCTATAATCATAAATCGTTTGTACTTGGGCAATTCCAACTCACCTTCATACTCTATTGTAGTTAAATTGCTTTTGCGTTTAAATTCATTTATATCAGAAACACAATTTATATGTTCTTCATGCTCATAGTAATTATTACTTTGTAGAACAATTTTAGTATTTTTAGGTATATTATTAAACCATTTTTTATATTGTGCATCAGTTAAATGCTCACAACTTGTATTAATTACAGCATAAGGATTGCTCATACCTAAATAATCGTATTCACACATATCCATAGTTTCTGCAAAAAACTTACCTTGCATTTCATAACGTTTGTTCATGCTACGTGCAATTTCTTCACACTTAGGATCTATATCTACACTTACAAGTTTTCGTATTCCTAATTCACTGTTTAAAAGCATTGTAGATAAAATACCAAACCAACCTCCAAATATAATGATATCTGCATTTTTAATCTTGGCCTTTTTGTTTAGTTTTTCAACTAGCCATTCCTTAGACTGTAATTGTCCTCCCCAGAAACATTCTAGTAATCTGTCTCTGTCATCGGTACTCCTAATACCATCCATCCAAAATTTTATATCTTGTAAATCTATTTTCATGTGTGACTTTCAAATTGCATACGTAATTTATCAAAACTTCCGCATTGTTTTTTACATTCTTTTAAACAACCACCCGTGTTCCATGTTGATTCTATTTTATTAAAATAATCTGACTCAAATATTTCTGCTAGACTTTGTTTATGTAAATTAGGAAATTGTTTTATCTTATCCATGTAGTCTATTCTTGAATCACTTATAGGTGGTACCCAATCTAAATCTAACCAACAACAAGGACTAACATTACCATTTGCACTTACATACAATTGGCTGTACTGTTTTGCTTTACAATTTATAGTTGGTATTTGTTCTTGTTTTGCTTGTTTAACTTGTTCTGTAAAACTTTTACTTTTTTCTGTTGGATATAAAATATCAATAGTTTGTCCTTCATCATTTAGAACATGAAACTTACCATCTTTAAATCTACTGCTGTTTTTCTTTTCAAATCCTTCAAATCCTAATTGCATAGCCAACTTATGACAGTCTTCTGTTTGATGTTTATTATGATCAAACACTAACATATCCCAACGAGCAATACCTTTAGCACTAATAAAACTTTTTGCATTTTCTATAATTTTATTCCAGTCTGTGTTTATTCTATAACGACTATGTGTATCTGCAAGTCCATCTATACCAAATACAACTGTTACATTTAAACTTGCTAAATTTTGCCACCATTCTTTATTTCTGCCACTGCCATTTGTATGCATTTGTAAATGCATAAGTGGATTTGTTTCACGCAAATATTTAAAAATTTCTAAAGTATCTTTTGCAATCATAGGATCGCCTAAGTTACCACACATATTTAGATTAGTTAGTTGACGGACAAAATCTTTTGGAAACCAATTCATAAAAGTTTCTAAGTCTATTTCATCTAATGTCATAAAAGGTTGCAATGGCCCGCCATTTATTCTTCTTGGACACATAGGACAACGTGCTTGACATTTAGAAGTAACTTCTAGGTGTATATCTCTTATTTGATTATATCTATACATCAACTTTTTCCTTCGGTATTTTGCTATCTGCACTACTTACGCAAGTTGGTGTTATGCATGGCATAGGCTTGTCAAACAGTTTGAAACCTTCAGTGAGTGTTCCTAGTGGTTGTTCGTGACAACTGTATGCACGTTTTACTTCATTGTTGCGTATAATACAACTTTGATATCCACTATTGCAACTCCAACCTTTGAACTTGTTAAATCCAAACGCATTAAATCTTTCTGCTTGATCTAATTCGTATTTTATTCCTTCATCATCTTGTAATAGGATTTGGTTAGTGTCTTGTTTACTTTCGGTTTGTAATATTTCTTTTTGGGCATCAGTATAACCACTAACGACAAAACTAGCGGTAGGATCAGACTGAGGCTTAAGAGTAACGTGAAGACCACGTTGAATGAATCGATTGCTTCTGGCATAATATTCCTCCCAATGTTCAGGTACCATAACTTGATTAATAGTTACAAGTACTCCTTCGTCTTGGAGATATAAAAGTTTATCTCCGAATTCTTTTTCGTTGGCAAATTCAGCATGGAAACTTGCTGTAATACTTCTTCTATCCATTACATGAGTTGCGTCTAACCAACGTTTCCACCATGCTTTACTAGGACTACAATTACTAGTCATGTGTATACTTAAATAAGGACTTTCATAATCTTCATAGTATTTTACTAAATCTAAAAACTTTTTATATGCAGTAGGTTCTCCACCACTAAAACTAAAATGAAACTTGTCGAATCCGTTGGCCCTTGCTTGAGATTTGATTGTATCTATTGCGTTAGTATAAGTATCAAACTCTAGATAGTCGGGTTTATCTGTATTAGCATAGGGCCAACAATAGGAACATTTATAATTACAAAAACGTCCTATGATCCAACTGACAGAAAATAGGTTAGACTCAAGCATTGTTTTTTGCCCAAGTTTAACTATTCTATCAAATGGAATTTTTTGAAAATCGTTCATTCAGCCAATTCCAATCGTTTATTAGTGCTAAAGTGCTAGGCTCATTACTATGAGTATTCCCAAAGTTACGGCCATCCCTAGCACCAGCGATACAATAGTCTCCGAATGGTTTATCCATACCTGCTTCGCACCATGTATCAAGTCTTTTAATTGTTTCATCATCTTCTTGCCTATCAATGACTTTACTAGCAAGTTTTACACATTCTCTAAATCCACTTTTCCAACTGTTAAAAGGATCTGTATTGAATGCTGTGATATTACTAACTTGTTCCATAGGTTTAAATTTATCACTTATGCTTGTAGTCATATCAACTGTACCAGTATTCATTTTTAGTGTTAATGATCGAGGTAATAGTTTTACCCCACCATACCCATAAACTAAACCGTTTATAGGATTTTCGCAACGCCATACATGAACACAATCTAAATCATATTCACTTACTTCGTAATCAAACTTAAAGTCGTCTTTAATTACTGCATCACCGTCAACTACCCAAAACATTTTTGTAAAACATTTTTTAGCCGCGGCCACGTGGGCATTGTGAATTCCGTCTACCCCATGCACTCTTTTTGCCATAGGATAAGTTTCCTTTAACTTTGCATATACTTCATCTGCATTAGGTTCTTTGTAACTTATAAAAACAATATCATACATAAACTTCTAATTCTTCTGCTAATTCTTTTTGTATATGTCTATCTGCGTGACAGTTATCTGGAAACTTTTCGCTCTTATTCATAATGTCAATAACAGCCTCGTAATCTTCTACAATTTTTTTGAATTCAGAATCAGGTCCTTCTGGAATATCAGGTATATCTAAATCAGGACGTTGTCTTTTAAACATACGCAAACTGTCTGCGGCACTTTCTGTTAGATCTGGCCTACGTCTACGCACATTTTCTGCGGTACCCCAAGAACTTATTAAAGGAACTGGTCTTCCTATTATTTTATCCATCCAATTACGATGAGCATATTTTATAAAACTATACTGTGAAATATCTTCAGGCAGTTTACCCCAACCTTCGATTACTAACCAAGGTATATGCGTTTCTTCATAAATTTTTTGTGCACCATCTAATGCAACTTTAAGTAAACTGTCATTAATTTCTTTTATAGTTTTCGCACCAGCAACAAAAGGTTCGCTTTGTTTATAATATTTTTCTAAATCATAAAGTCCTGCTTCGTCTGGCCATAGACTTCTTTTTAAATCTCTACAAGGTTCTGTAAGCATCCAAATAATCAAATCAGGATTATAAAATACAGGACTAGTAAAACAAGGTGCTAATCCTAGTGCTTCTTCTACTTTAAATATTGCTTCAAAATTACCTGCACCACCAAATGCATAATTTACTGTGCAGTGACCTGCTTTATCTAAATGATATCCAAAGCCAGGCCATACAACTTGAAAAGGTTTAGGAAAATCTCCTTCTAAGTATTTTTCTTTATTCCATGGACGGAATACTTCTGGGTCATTATTGTTAGCAACTCCAGGTCCTGGAATAATTGTACCCCACTCTCCTAATGCGTTACTATCGCCAACTATTAATACTTTACTCATCTTGTGTTACCGTAATGTTTTACCTCTACATCATTTGATTTAAATTTTCTCCACGGATCAACAACAACACTATCGCTGTTTAATTTACAATACAGTTTCTCATGTGCAAGTAAAACTACTGCACTATAAGGCCCTGGATCAGGAAATACTAAAGGATCTACTTTCATTGGTGGATAACCTAGTTCGTTGCAATAGTGTCCTACTAACAAACTGTAACTTCCGTCTATGTATGGCACATCTGGTTTGTATGCAACACCGTTTAGTAATATAGGTAATTCTTTTTCCTCCGCTATTTTAACCAAATACTTTGCAAGGTTTTTTGCTTGTATTTCTCTAGCATTCATTATAGCATCAAATATATCATATTGCAAATCCAATTTCTCTGCCATATATCTTAATGCAATATTATCTCGTGGGTGACAAGCACCGCCATCGCCCATTCCTGCTTTTAGATACATTGGACTTACGATTCTTTTCTCACAGGCTTTAAGTGCATCAGTTACTACATCTACATCTATATTACCTTGACGTTCTGCAACGTCTTGTATCATGTTTACTAATCCTATTTTTGTGCTAATGAAAGTATTATAAAAAACTTTAATACATTCGCATTCGTCCCAAGTTCCTATCTGATAACTCGGGTTGTTTTCCATAATTGACACATAAAATTCTTTTAACTGTTTTGCGTCACCTGTTTCAGTTCCATCTTGTGTACCTATCATTACTATATCTGGATTTACCATATCCCAAGCAACAGTACCCATAGCAATCAAATAAGGGTTATAAACAAATCTTGTATTTGTTACTAGTGGTACAAATTCTCTACGTGTAGTTCCAGGAAGTACAGTTGATATTAAGACTAGCAGTTGGTCTTTATTCATGTGCAGATTTGCTTCACGTAATACATCAACAACTATATCATAAGAAAAATCTTTAGGTTCTAAATGTGCTGTTGGTTGTCTTCCGTCATAGTCAGGATGATGGGGAGTTGGTACTGCTACAAAAACTATTTCTCTATCTTGTACTGCTTCTTTAATTGTTTCTTTGACAGAAATTAAATCGCTTGTAACTTCTGCTACGTCATAACCCGTAACGTCATGGCCTTTCTGTGCAACTACTTCAGCACAAGGTAAACCTAGTTTACCTAATCCAATAAATGATATCTTCACCTTATTCTCCGACTATTATATACGCATATAAATACTATGTATTTATTGGGGTTAGTGTTTATGATTTTTGTAAAAGGATTTTTGTTAAAGAATTGGTGGGTCCAATGCCCATTGAGTACCTGTAGTTCGGTAAAATTACAAGAAGCATTCCAAAAAAATCAAACCAAAACCGACGATTTAACAATATATCAAGTTTTGATTCAGTATCCAAAGTGGGAAAAGGATACCAATATTTTTGGATTAATGAATCATAGACATTTAAAAAATTTTAAAAAGAACAAGAAAACTTTTTTTATTTTTGATGCTAGTACAGAGGGTTTCAGCACACTAAAAAAAGAACCATTTTTTGATATACTTTACTGGAATTGTAAGAACTACAAAATTGATCCTAGACGTGTAATTTTTATTTCTGCAAATATGTTAGATGAAGAAAATATTAAAATTTACAATGAACTACATAATATTACAAAAAGCATTAAAGTTGTTACATTTAATAATTTTGAAAGTATGTTATTTGGGTTAGAAGGAAACAAAATTGTGCATGGCCAAGACCCTCAAACAGTCGCACATAGGCATTACGAAGAAACAAGAATTAATGTAAAAGCCAGATACGAAAACAAAATATTTTTAAGTTTAAGCAGAGTCAACCGTCCACATAGAATAATGAGTACATATGAAATTTTTAAAAGTGATATATTTTTAGATGGATTAGTAAGTCATGATAAATTACCTTTTGATCAACTTAAACATTTATATCCACAACTACCAAGAGGACATAATATAACTTGGAAAGAGTTTGTACGTTGGCACAAATCAGGATTGCCTCTAACTATTGATACACATGACTTTAAAACTAATCATGCAATGAGTCTTAATAATATGTTGCATGACACTACATTGTTTCAATTAGTAAATGAAACTTTTGCAGAAAACTGGGAAGGAACTAGTCAGTTTTGGAGCGAAAAAACTTTTAGAAGTATCTATCATATGCAACCTTTTTTAATATGGGGTCAGCAAGGTGCAAATAAAAAATTACAAGAATATGGATATAAATTATATGATGAAATTTTCGATTATAGTTTTGACGATGAGCCAGATGATTATAAACGATGGTCATTACTATTTGAACAGGTACAAAGACTTGTTAAAGAGATAGGACTTATGCCTCAAGACCAACAAGTGCGTTGGCGTTTTACTGTACGCGAAGCACTAATACATAACTTTAAAACACTATACGCAGAAAAGCACACAAAGAAAGTGTTCTTTTTATTAAGTAAATATATAAGAGATATAGCAGATGGCAAAGAAACTACATCATAATTACCCTAAAAGAGTTTTTACTTTTGGTTGCAGTTTTACTGATTACCTATGGGCCACTTGGGCAAATATTATAGGAGCAGAATACAGCGACGCAGAATTTAGAAATTTTGCTAGAGCAGGTGCAGGAAATTTTTATATATTCAATACGTTAATGCAGGCAGATGCTGTATATAATTTTAATCACAATGATTTAGTAATAGTACAATGGACCAATGTTTGTAGAGAAGATAGATACTTGCCACAAAAAGACGGTTGGTTAGTTCCGGGTAACATTTACACACAAAACGAATATGACGAAAAATGGGTGCAAAATTATTTTAGTGAATACGGTGCATACCTAAGAGATTTTAGTTTTATACACGCCGCACACGAGCATTTAAAACATAAATGTCAATGGCATTTTTTACAAATGATGGATATGGTTGATTTTACAGATCAATGGGATTTAAATAAAAAATCAGAAATACACGATAAGATAAAAAATTTAGCACATATCTACAAACCAGATTTAGATAATATTTTGCCAAGTTTTTATCAAATTTGTTTTCAAAATAACTTAGAAAAGAAGTTTAAAGAAGATAGAAAACTTATTAATAAAAACTTTCAAGACGGACATCCGCATCCTATGGAACACTACAACTATCTAAAAACTGTTTTCAAACACGACTGGAAAGATGAAACTGATAACAAAGTTTCACAAACTTTTAACAAGTGGAAAAAGTTTATGAATGACGCAAGTCATGATAAATCTAAGTTTCATATATATAGCCTAGGACAAAAATGGATTGATATGATAAGATATGAATTACGAATACGTCCAGGTGA